GTCGAGTTGATGAGTTCGCGGGCCGTCCAGTCTAGCGTTGCCGGGACGAGAAGGTGAGTTGCGGCCAGACCGATGTTGACGCCGTTCTCTTGGAGCAGACGCATCGTCGAGATGCCGGTCTTGAGGTTCGGACCGGTCAGCGCCGAAGACGAGCCGAGGTTGCCACGCGTCGCGGCCGACGAGAACAGCGCGACGGAGTCCGCCATCGTCGGATTGGCGAGCAGGATCGCGTAAACGAGGTCCGGTCGGAGTCGTGCCGCGAGTTTGCCCATCTCTTGGGGCATGTCACTGAGAGCATTCATCGAGTCGTCGATGATGTCCTGGTCGTCGATGACGAATTGACCGGAGTATCGGGCGATCTTGTACGATTCGGCCGTGTCACTGCGGTTCAGGTGATCGGCCTCGCCGCCTCGCGGGAGTTTCGACAGACCGGATACGGCCTTCATGCGGATGCGTTCGTTCGTCTTGAAATCGGCCACGTCGGCTTCGCGGGTCCACGCGCCCGTCGTGTCGCCGATTTCCATGTACGACATCAGCAACATGGCGTTGACACTGGTCGTGAAGATGTTGGTGAGCGTGCCGCCACTCACCGCCGCTTGGATCGTTTCGGCGCGATTCAGCGGGATTTCGCGGCCGTCGATGCGGAGGGCTTCCCGGCACATGTCGAATGCGGACATTTCGCCGAAGCGGTGCCCGGATTCCATGACTTGATTGCGGTACGGATCGTTGATGTCGGCCCGCAGCCAGTCCGGCAACTTGCCGCGACCGCTTGCGAAGTGCCGCGAGTCGAGACGGCCGCCGGCGCGGAGAATCATCGCGGCCTGGAGCGCGTCGCGGGTGCAGTCCTTTTCGTGCGAGCGGGAAATGGCCGCCTGTGGAACGTTCGGATTCACGGCGTTGACCTTCGGGAGGGCCGCTTTCATGGCGGTGACTTCGGCTTTGTCCACCGACCACCCTTCGCGGATGGCCGTCGCGGCGATTTCGGGATAGCCCGCCGTCACGGCGAGGATCTTGGCTTGGCGTTCCAGATTCGCGGCCATTTTCTCGTTGCTGGCCGCAATCGCTTCGGCCGCGAGGTCGGCGGCGGCCTTCGTGTCGGCTTCGGCGTCCATCACGGGGGCAGTCGTCTCGTTCATGGCAGATACTCCGCTTGTGGTCGCGGTTGCCCGCGTGGATTCGGCACGGTTTCGGCGTCGGGCTTCCGTCGCCAGTTCGGTCAGCACGGCTTCAAACGATTTGATTCCGTCGATCAGGCCCATATCGAGGGCTTCGGTCGCGGAAAACACGCCCCCGGTCTTCGCTTTTTCGAGCTTCGCGTCGGTCATTCCGCGACCGCGTTTCACGGCCGCGTCGAAATGTACTTGCGATTGATCGACGATCCCACGGAAATAGGCTTTCTGTTCGTCGGACACGGCCGCGCCCGGCGTCCCCGCGCCCTTGATCGGGCCGGTTCCGAAGACGAGCGTCTTGATGCCGTTGGCTTCCGCCGCCGCCGACTGGTCGTAGACGACGAGCAGCGTGCCGATACTGCCGACGAGGGCCGTTTTGTCGTTTGCGTAGATGCGTTCCGTCTGGGACGCGCACCAATAGGCCGCGCTCGCGCACAGGTCCGCCGCATAGGCCCAAACGGGCTTTTTCTTGTTCGCCGAAGCGATCTCCGTGCCGAGATCGGCCGTGCCCGCGACCGTTCCGCCTGGCGAATCGACCGCGAGCAGGATGGCCGAAACTTCCGGGTCGGATGCGGCCTTGCGAATTTCGCGACGGGCCGCGACAGTGGACGTTCCACCGCCCATCGACGACGCCGCCTTCATCAGCGTGCCGGTCAAATGGACGACGGCGATTTTCTGATTCAGCCCGGCCGTCACCGTCTGCACTTCGGCCTTCGGTTCGATCTTCCCGGCATCCGCGACGTGCGCAATTAGATCCATCGTCTTCGCGGCGGCGAGAATGGCACCCGCCGCCGACGGTTCAATCGCCCACGCACCGACGTAATCGGTCAGGCGAGCGAAATAGGGCACGGATAGCACGGTATCACCCATAAACGGCCTCCCGTTTCTGCGGTGTTTCCGGCGCGTTCGTCTGTCGATCCGGAGCCATTGCGCCCGCCAACCACGGCGGCAGCGGCAGCCCGCGCTCTTCGTACAGGCGCTTCGCTTCAGCGCGTTCGTCGAGAACGTCTTCCAACGTCGATCCATCCCGCTCGCAGATCGCTTGCGGGGAATCCGTACCGTTTGTCAGGTTGAGTTCGTCGCCGGTCGCGTCCTTCACGGCGTCGGCCGTCGGCTTGGCGTCGTAGTGCCAAGCGTGCCGCAATTGGTGCGGCTTGCCCTGGAACGCGGCGAGTTGCGGGATGATGAACCGGGCGAAGTCGAGCCAACGATAGAAAAAGGGGTTGATGAACTTCGCTTCGAGCGATTGTCGTTCGACTTCCCGGTCGGCCCAGTACTGATTGTCGTCGAGTTTGCCCGACGAATAGTTGTATTGCGAATGGTCCCCGGCCATCTTGCCGAACGGGACGCACAGCATCCGGCCGCACTCCCGTAGCTTCGCGTTGACGAACATCGCGTAATTGGTCGTGGGCTGTTCGGGCTTGAACTGCGACGCTTTCACGCCGGCCGGCAGGCTCATCAGCGTGCCTTGCACCAGTTCGACTGTCGTCCAGTTCGCGAGTGTCTGTTGAGTCTGGTTGTCCACAAACCCAGCGTCCGGGACTTCCATGATGCCGGCGAGCATGGCCGCGATTTCGGCAGCGGTCAGCGTCGCCGAAGTGAACCGCCGCAATTGTGCGAAGATCGGCAGGGCCGGGGCCAACGGCGTCACGCCGCGAAGTTGCCCCGGCCGCTCCGGCTGGAACCAGTGAAGGACGTTCGACGCCGGCACCGTGTCGGCCGCCAACGGCGTCATGCCGGCGAACGTATCTCCGGGGTGGGACTTCAAAATCGTGTAGCCGGTGACTTCGCCGTCTTCGTCCGTGATGATCCCGTCATCGCCGTTTCGCTTGAAAACGTAGCGGAAAGACGGGTCGGAAACTTGATCAGGTTCGATGAGCCGAACGTCGAGCGGCGGCAAGCCTATAGCGTCGAGTCGCTTCGATTCACGGAACACCGCGAAGCATTCGCCCGCGACATACCGCACGCCCGCGAGGACGCGGGTCGTCAGGGCGAAATCCGCTGCCGATGCCCATTCCCGCCAGAGGTCTTGAACCGCGAGGTTCAGGCCCTTGTCCCCCGTCTGCATCCGCAAACGAGGCCCGCGACCGACGGTATCGGTCACGAGCGTGCGGATCAGGCCCGCGCCGTAGGTGTTATTCTGGACTTCATAACGGGCACGGTTGCGGAGGATTTTCCGAACGGCCGGCGTGTTTTGAGCGCGGGCAGTCAGATCGTCGGCACCGGACCAGTACTTTTCGTTGGATTCGGTCGATTTGGCGGCTTCGTGTTCCGAGCGTCGGTCCGAAACGCCGGCAGCGGCGGAACCCACGCGGGGAACTCCACCATAAACCGGGCAGTTGATCGTGAAAGCGCGGGACACTATTCAATGCCCCCGTACTTGTAGCGTTCCTTGATCGCACCGCCCCACCCGCCAACCTTGCCACCGTTTCCGTTGGTTGCGGCGAGCGCGTTTAGACGGTCCAGCTTTTGCTTCACTTCCAAAACGATAAGCGGGGAATGCTCCGACACCGTCATTCCGTCGACGGAGGTACTTGCCGGTGCCAGTACCAGTTCAACGACTTCCGGGACGGTGATTTCGGTTGCCAAGTAAGACAATCCGAGAGGATGCGTTACTAGGCTTCTACGGTGAAGCGGGTGTGGATGGAACGGTGAAAGTGCTTGAAATGAAAGGGCATTGCTACCAGTAGCATTATTTCGATTTGACGGTCTTCGCGATGCGTTCTTCGGTCGTGATCCGGTGCCCGCACGCCGAACATTTTCGATATCGGCGAACCATGCCAATAATCGGCCGCGTCGTGTGCGTCGTGTGCAGCCGCACGCCACGACAGGACGGGCACGAAAACCCTTTCGCCGTCTGCTTCGGTTCCGCTTTCGTCACGATGGCTTCCCCGGTCGTATGGTCTGGCGGTTCTTGATTTGCCGGTTCACTTCTTCCTGCGTCAACACCTTCGGCGGTTCGGGCTTCTCCGTGTTCCCCGTCGAATTGATTGTCACGCCCGCCACCGAGGCCGCGACCGCCGCGCCCGCGAGGCAGTCCAGCCAGTCGTTGTCGGTGCGGTCCGGCCGGACGGTCCACTTGTCGTAGGTGTCGCCCTTCGTCATCGCCGGCTCGCTGTACTCGGCCGCGAGGTGTTCCGCAAAAAGTTCGTGCTGCCCCGCTTTCGAACCGAACAGCGTGATCCCCGTCTTAGACCCTTGTGGGACTTGGAACGCCCCGTGGACGAATGACTTCCAAGCGTCCGGGTCGAACTGCACCTGCCGGCCGCGCTTCCCCTCGCCGGCCGTCAACCGCCAATGGAACCCGGACCGTTCGCCTGGTCTGAGTTTCCATTTCGCCACGCCGACGGACGAAGAACTTCGGCCCACACCCTTCGAAGGATAAATCGGGTAGTCGCCGTGCCGGGCAATCGACTTGTAAACCGCGTCGGCCGCTTCGCCCCACCCGGCGTCGATCAGGCACCGCTCAATTTTGAGCGATTCGCCGCCGTGTTCGCGGCTCCAATGCCGGGCCATCAGGTCCGGCAGCAGCACGCCGAGGCCGGCAAATACCCGTTGGCTGGCCGAGTGCCCCGGATAGAGCATCGACAGCGATGGTCGCGGGTCGGACTTCGCAAAAACCGTCCGGTTCTGTTGCGGGTATGTCCCGTAGTCGATGATCGTACCGCCGAATTGTTCGTTCCACGCCGCCACCAGGAACCAGAGCAATTCACCGCCCACGTCCACGAACGCCGTCAACCGAGTCGAGGTCGCCGGCACGATCCCGCGTTCCAATCCCGTCACGCGACCCGCGACCGCCGTCGGCGAAAACTCCCGCGATCCCATGCCGAGCCGCGTCGATTCCGGTTCGCACTGGTACTCCGACTTAAACCCTACCGGGTTAGTAAGGTATAGGTTCATTGCGGTTTGGATGCCGCTCAGATCCCCCTTCTTCACCCGGTCCGGCCAAGCCAACACCGCCCCGGCGTCGGCAATTTCCCGTTCGGCCGCATACAGCGCATTCGCCGCCGCCCCGCCGTCACCGTCCCGCATTCCGTTGCGCCGTACTTCGGCGTACCGGTCCCACCATTCCGTGTTTATCGGGAACGTTTCAATCATCCGCGTCCGCGATCCGTTCCAATCCGGGTGCCGGTCGCGGTCGAGAAACCGTTCCGTCAGGTCGTTGACATAGATCGGGGTGCATAGGAACACGCCCGCGATATTTGTTCGCGGCCCGGCCAGTCCTAGCACGTCGTCGCAGATGATCCGTTCGCGGTCGTCCGTCTGCGTGGGCGATTTGGCGCTCTCCCGCGTCTGACAGTCGTCCAGCAACACGAGGTCGGGGCGAATCGGCGTTCCGTCGCTCGCCAAGAAGTTCAGCCCCTTGATGGCCCCCGTCAAGCCGAGCGCCTGAAGGACCGCCCCGGACGACTTCGACCCTTTCACCGTCGGCAGCACGATATGGCCGTCGGTGATTTCCATCCGCGTCGGCTCGCCGTTCAGCATTTGGCCGCGTGCGCGCTGGTGAATCCCTTCGAGGCACCGAATCGGCCAGCAGACTTCGGGAAAGTCCTCCAACAGCAAATCGTTTTGGCCCAACTCCCGCCAAATGGATTTCAGCGAACGGACCGCGAATGTGTCGGTCGAATTGAAAATCACCGGGTAACGTCGGAACCCGTACACAATCGCCCGGATCGCCGACCGCTGCGTGATGGTCGATTTGCCGCCGCCACGCATGAGGGCGATGGCCCGCAGCCCGCCGTCCTCGATGGCCCTGGCCTGCGACTCAATCGCGTCGATGTGTGGCTGGCCGAACCCGAGATAGTAACTGTTTGGGAAATAGGTCCGGTGGAAGAATTGAGCGTCCTTGAGCCCCTTCGCCCGTCGCCGGGGGTTCTTCACCTTCGGAAGAGGGCCGATCTCCTGCCCGGCCTTCGTCTCGGCACGGTCATAATCGGCGACACGTTTACGGTGAAGGTCCGCCGCCGCCTTCCGATCCGCCGATGATGGAGCCGCCGGACCGCGCTTGCCCATAAATAAAGTTTACCAGATTTGTAAACTAAGGAAAGTTTTTATTGTTTTTTGGC